ATATCGGGCTGGTGCGTGAGGGCATCCTCGCGGAGTTCCGTAGGGCGTCCGAGGCTGCCATGTGGGAAGCCATGACTGGCGACGTATCCACCCTCGCGGACGGGCGTAACGAATGGGATGAGGTGTCCTACGTGGAGGTGTGCTAATGAGTGACATCATGGCCCTGCCCGCTAAGGGGGAGATGGTTATGTTCGTTAGTGGACACGAAGAGGCATACATCGCGGGTGACAGCGTGCTACTGGGTGACATGCTATGACACTATCGGGTGATAGACATGTTGACATGCTGATAGCTGGGTCGTTCGTGTCATTCGCTATCATGGTAATCATTGACATGGTGGCACTATGAGGGTTCGACAACATGTTAAGCATGCTACATATCTCTCATGTCTGTTCGCATACATGACTATGCGAATAGTTCTCATGGGACTACTGTTAGCATGGGTGATACATGTCAAACCGCTATACATCTCATACTGTGAACATGTCGCCGAGACGAACAATATCTGGAAATATGTGTAAGCACACCGATGTGTCATATCATGACAATAACGTGTTTTGTCATGACTGTGGCTTGATATGCCAGTATACTGAGGATTGGTATAAAATCAACTAGCTGACACATTTTTTTTGCGCTCGGATATGTCAGATTGTTGACACCCCATCAAAGTTAGATTATTTGACATGTCGGGGGACTGACATGCGGTGCAGGATAAGCGCCCCCTCTCCGAGACGCCTTCGCCGTGTATATATGCGTTTTGTGAACATGCTTTTTTCAGATTTTTATAATTTTCTGTGACAGTAGGAATTTTGGCCGCTCACTCTCCTGCCGCGTCAAGAACGCTTTTGCGAGTTTTCTCCGTCTGGTCGTGGCGCTCAACAAAGTCATCCACACCATACGATTCTAAGGCCCACGGCAATGGCCCATATCTGTCAAAGTCACCGACGACTATAGACACATCATCTTTCGAGTGGACAATCGAAGAGGAACACGACTCTATGCGGCGAACGGGGAGATGGAGTCGGTGGACTTCAACGTATTCGTCTGTCTCGGTGTCGTGCCAGATTGAGCCTTCTACTATCTCCATACTATAGTTAGGGGATGTATTGGTATAAAGGTTTCGGAACAAACTGTGCCGTGTCAACACATCGACACGTTTAAATAGCTGTGGCCCCTAGTTACATACACAGTAGCATGACATTAAATTTTGATAGCAGCTACTTGTTTGATACTGGCTTTGGCGCTGGTGCAAACAAAGAGCTAGACGATATGATTGACGACGCTGGTATCATTAACAACGATGGCCGCTCCAACACGAGAACAACGTTTTTGGCGGGCGAAGCGTCCTATGACAGTGAACGGCGATACAATCAATACAAGCGCCTTGCGAAGGTAAACGACGGTATGTGGGACTCGAATCGTGCAGCAGACAACTTCAAGGCAGACATGCGTCGGATTACCAAGACGTTTTGTTCACAGGTTGAGTTGAACAGCCGCCAACAGGAGCGTGTCCAGTGGGTCATGGACGACATGGACATTAACAGCTTTGGCTCGTACTCGACAGAGAAGGTGCTTCTAGGGGTTATGTCCCTCGTGGCGAATGAAGACCGCAGGCTCCTACGCGACGAAGACTCGTTCCGTGGGCTGGTCGTGTCGGTCGAGATGACGATGGACGAGGTGAAACGAGTACGTCAGCTAATCCGCGACCGAACAGATACGTTTGACTCATAACTGTCCACCACATCATTGGTGTACAGTCTATTTCGATTCTAAGCAGGCTAGCAGGCGCAGAGAGCAATTTGTTTTCGAGATGAATGGTTTAGGTCGTGTGAGAGTAAAAATTGATTGTGCGTCCAGTGAGAGGGCCTCATGGACAGATGGGGTATGTGGGCTTAAAACGGGGAGGGGAGGAACCACATGCCTTTATAACGTAGACCCGTATTACACAATAAACAGACGTGGAGGCAACAGGACGAGGCATCGTCTTGCGGCCTATGACACGTCTGTCGCTCCCACCCCGTTTTACATCTCATGGAGACATTCACAAGAGACGGAGAAGAATGGGCGCGAGATGAACACGGTGAATTTCGTCTGAGTGCTGGTTCTCCTGAGCCGTTTGATGAAGACGAACTATCTTATCAACCGTGTAATGCAGTATTGAAGTTCACGATGGAGCGGTATGGTGAGGTTCGATACTGTGGTGGAATGGCGCGGTGTAACTTTAATCCTGACGAATCTAACCGCTGTAAACATCACAAAGGTCGAGACAATATAATGGCACAACATCACGAAGCATTTAGTACAGGCGCGTTTGTGAAGAGCTACACGTCACTGTTTGACAAGATGGAGCCACACAAGCGCGTGATTGCAATTGAGATGTTTCGGAACCTCCTCGCAGAGTCTCGCTATGACTTTGAGTGTGAGGATGTTTCTGAAACAGTCGACACGAGTAACGTAGACTGGCACGACGGTGACGAGGTTGTCGTCCAGTTCCCTGTTCCGAAAGAACACGAGACTCGGGGCAAAGCACTTTGGTTCGCAACACTCGAATTTATCAAGGTCGAGAACATTCAGCAAAAGATGTTTGAAGACGCCATGCGGCCTGAGAACGGCACAACGGGTGAGCGTGAGGTTGTCGTCACTGCAACTGAGCATGGTAAGATTACAGACATGGGTGAACACCACCTTAATCTCCCGCTCTCTCGGATAATCAAAGACCACAAGAACCTGCTCAACATGGGCGGCGTAAATCTTGACAACGACGATAGTGCTGGTGGCGAAACGGTTGCCCGCCAGTGGGTTGTTGAAATGGACGAGCCTGACCACAAGCCAGAGGCAGAAGTAGAACCAGACCCGTTTACAAAGCACGAGGGGGCCTAATTCATGGTTGGGAGTGATGACATGCCACCCGCGCTGAAACAAAAGATACCACACGACGTGCGGCTGTACGTTCGCAATTTTTGGCAGCACCCAGAAGACCCTGAGCGTGCATACGACTTTTAGGACGGCGCTGGTAAAAAGTATTTCTACTACCTTACAGACGAGCGTGGGCCGCTTAATCCGAATGAGTGGTCTGATATTGTTGTCCTGCTGTTCGCTCGTGGATGCCTCAAGACGACAACATGTACCATGATTGCGAACTGGGCTGCCGACTGTTACCCTAACATTGAGACACTTGTTACTGCGCCTCGACGGGACCAGACTGCTGAGGTTATGGGGCGCATTAAGCAGGCGGTTGAGGAGTCTGGGCTATCAACACGGCGTGTTCGGGACAAGGAGACGCATCAGAAGTTTGAAAACTCCTATGTAGACGAAGACGGTGACAATCGAACAACCTACTCCGAAATTAAGTCTCGCTCTGCGTGGGGGGAGGGTGATGGCCTTCGTGGTATTCACTCACACATTGCGATTGTGGACGAGTTTCAGGACGTTGACGAGGGGATGTTCTCGGTCTTTCTTGAGACGGTTGACCGCTCTATCCCCCGAGTTGGCTACTTCCCCACGATGTTTGTCATCGGAACACCGAAGATGGCAAACTCCTTTTTCCACAGGCTTTGGGAAATGAGCGACAAACGCGAATGGGACGACGACAAAAAGTCGTGGGTCGACACAGACGAGGCGACAGAGTACATCCCTGAGTCGGCCAAGCAGCGTCGGACTGAGCTTCGTGAGATGATTGACAAGCTCGAAGAGAAAGATGAAAACCACGCTGATACCATCGCAAAGTTTGAGGCAGAGCTAGAGGAAATTGGTGGGTTTAGTGTCACTGGATGGCACATTGACCAACACGCCTGCCCCCGTCACAGCGAACAGGAGATTGCGTTCAAGAAGGCTGAGTACAGTAAACGCAAGTACAAAAACGAGGTCGAGGCGCGCTTTTACAGCCCTGAAAACGACCTTCTTACGCAGGACCACGTTGAGGAAGCCTTCCTCCACGACGAAGGATGGTACGCCCGAAAAACGCATGAAGAAAACCGCACCTTCATTGGTGTTGACTGGGGTGGCGGTGACGGTGAAGGTGCCGCGTCGACGGTCATGGTTGTCGGTGAGGAGCAGCCAGATGGTGAGATTAAGACCTTGAAGGTGGACTTCTTTGACCACGACATGACTGCACAAGATGAAATGCGCCGAGTCGAGGATG